CTTACAGCGTGGTACTTTAGGGACGTTAGATACCAAACCCCGACTTCAGATGTATTAGTTAGGAGGAACATCCGTGGTTGTCGGACCTTTCGACGTAGTGCTGTCTCGGGTCTTGCCCTTACCAAGGGTCTTCTTGTCCGTTTGAGGGACAGCTTCAGCTGAATTAGGGGCTGAAGCCTGCGTTTTGTTGGGACTCCCTCTGGAGCGGCGCTTGCGTCTTGTGGACGACTTAGGTTGCGCTGGCTCGACAGAAGGAGCTGGTTCGGCACGTGGGCCAGGTACTACTAGGATATCACCATCCATCTCTATAATACCTGCTTTGGCCTTCGGTGGCGTCACAACGTTGAATTCCGGTATGTCCAGAACTGCGTACAGATTCTTGACTTTCGAAATCCACGCGTCAAACGCATCAATGTCATAGTTAGGCAATTCTGCCCTAGCCAAGTCGTACATCCAATCGGCCTTTACGTTCGGGTAGGCTCCAGTGGGGTTTACATTCCAAGCATTGCTCAAATTCTTGAACGACTTGTAATTGATACCCGTAATGGAGACAACCTTAGCGACCAAAGCCCCAATGATCGGAGTTTGTGAATCATTAATCCACAAAGCATAAGATTTGTCAGACAATTTGTCTACAGCTCTCACGCTACTCGGCATATGCACCGTGACATGAAACTTGGAAACGGTCCGGGAGATGGAGCAACATGAATTGTTGTCTCCAAACCAGACATCGGGCCCATAACGTCTGGATAGAAAGGACACTCCCATCTCTCCTCGCTTGACCGTCTCGGCAGTTAACACCAAACCCACCATTGCAGCTGCTTTCTCGTATGATTTACGAGTAGTATCAGCCGTGACACCATCATCACCAAGATACATCCCGAGCCCCTCCCAGGCTTCGCGGGGTGTCTTGCGGTCTAACCTTCCGGCTAGGAAGGCCACGAATGCGTTTTCCATCGAGTTGAACGGCGATGTCTCAGGTGATCCCGATAACCGCGTATCCAACGTGACGTACTTCACTCCATTCGTAGTCCTTCCCCGCAAGTTACGTTGAGTTTTCATAGTTCTCAACATCTCCTCTTGGTATTGTTGATGGAACAGCTTTACCATGACCATTCTTTCCAACAGTCGCAGCAATGCATTGATAGTACCATCCAATCGGGCGAAATCCGTGTTCGACACATGACTCTTTGCTTTCTCGCATAATTCCGCAATGCGGTCAGCGATTTCAACATTCGACTTTCCTGATGCATACCATGGCATGTCCTTCAGGTAATCCCCTAGAGCGTACATAAACGTGGAGTAATCACGTTTGTCCACCCCGTTGATCTGCGATATTATTCGCATGTCGTTAAGAGTTTGATAGGCTTCACGTTTGCCGAAAGTTTTGCTCTCGGTCGTGGCACCTTCATACTCAGCGGACTCCAATATCCGCTGTTGTGTCGGTTTCGACTGTCGAAGATAAACCTCAGATATCTCGACAGGAAACAAACGTTTTCCCCCTAGTCCTTCAGCTAATAGATCCACAAATTCCTCCATGCATTGGAGCAAGAAAGGGGTGGGTTCTAAAGGCTTCTTTTGTAACTCAGTAATCCGTTTCAAAACACCGCGTCTCTCATTGTTCACTCCTAAGAGTGGACAATACGCGGCGTCCACTATGGGATTCATAAATGAAACCATAGACGGCTTGCTGTCTTCATCAAGATCAGACAGTTTTTCGATAAATTGATACGAACGAACATACGGGTCCACCACAGCAACCTTAGGACCCCAAAGCACCGACTTCAACAAGTGGTATTCATGTA